GAATAAGATCCGTTCCCGGGTGATTCCAAAGGCGTCGCCACGAGGTGGTAAGAAGCGCATGGAACATCTCGTTTCTGAAACTGAAGTTGACCTTGATGCTGATCATTTGCGTGAAGAACGCTTGGCGGCTGAGGAAGGTGAATGGGAGCAAGCTCGTGAGTGGGCTTCTCGAAACGAGTATGAAATCAATGAGGGTGTCCTGGTGAAAGCCAAGGAACTCGGAATGAAATGGTTTCCCACCAGATCAGACCCCAAGGTCGTTGCGAAGAACCGTCGGGCTATTCGCAGGGCTAAGGTCACACCTAAAACCCACACGCTTGGTGAGTTAAATCGTCTGTATGATGCAAGAAAGGAGTTTCCGTTAGCTGAAGAATCTCTTCTTGGTAAGCATCGCTTCATTTTCAATGATGTTTCGCGTAATTGCGTTAAGGTTTGCTATGCTGAGGATGAGACATCCAGTGGTACGTTGATTCCGGGTGCAGTTCTTGTACCTTTGCATTCATCTGTTGAGGGTAAAGAGGTTAGTGTGTATAACGCTATTATCTCTGCTAAACTTCGTGGAGAGTTGTTGCCATTGCATGATGATGCTGGTAATGATCTTGATCTTGGTTTGTACCATTCTTATGGTGCTTTTGTGTGTGGTAGTGTGACAATGCGCCCACCGAAAAACGAGAGAGTACTCCAGATTGGTTTTACCCCACGTGACGAGACTGAGCCAAGTATTGGTATTGGGCATTGTTCTGCTGAAGGGCTTTATGATGCTCCAACCGATTTCATGGTTTGTGGAGGAGGTGTGTATGCTGTGGAAGATGGAGCGCTGATAGGGATCCACATTGGTGGAGGTCAGCATTGTAATAGGTTTATACCATTTACAACGGGTTTGATTAACCAGATGAAGGTTTCTGCCCCCCGGTTAAATAGCACGCTTTTTCATTAATGCCTCCAGCTCAGTCCACTCTTGTAGAGGAGGGACATGAGTTCTGGAGGCGTTATCCTGATGATCTGCAAAAAGGTTTCAGGGGTACTGCGGTGCTTAGTGAGCTCCATAGACGTATGCTTAAGCAGCGTTATTTTCCCGTGCTTGGTTCAATTCCGAAGAAATTCGTTGGTCGTAATCGACGCGGTTTAGATATTAACGTCGCCCAATTTGAAAATGATGCCGATAAAACGGTTGATCGAAGCAAATGGGGTTTGCCTTTCCCGAATCGAGAGGCTGCATATATCTCACTGGCTAAGTATGCGAAGGATGTTCCGGCCTTCAGCGCAAAGTCAGTTGTTGCCATGAATGGCGCAGTGGATTGGCTCCACCGCCATTTTGGCGTCCACATGCATAACTCCAGGGTTAAGCCTGTTGAAGAGGTGATACCAGGTCTAGATATGACCACCTCTCCAGGTTTTCCTTGGACACGGAAGTACGCTACAAAGCGAATCATGTACGATGATTGGAAAGAATTTACCCAGTACATGAAGGACGATTGGGATCGCTTGACTGATAATGATTATGTCGCGATTTTTGGAAATTCCTTGAAGGAGGAAGTCCGCTTGCAGGAGAAGATAGATGCGAATAGTTTACGCACCTTTACTGCAGGTCCCATTGAGATGACAATTCATGGTAATCGTTTGTTTGAGGATATGAATGAAAAGTTCTATGCCTCTCATCTCAAGACAGCTAGCGTTGTCGGTTTCTCCCCATATAAGGGTGGTTGGGATGAGCTTTACCGTAAGTTGAAGAAATTTGACAACGGTTTTGCTCTTGATGAGAGTCAGTTTGACTCCTCCCTACGTGCCTATATGATGTGGGCTATAGCCGAATTTCGTTGGCAAATGCTTCGTGAAGAGGACCGGACGCCTGAGAATAAGGCGCGGTTGCAGGTCTATTACCGCAACTTAATTAATACGGTCATTATTACGTCAGACGGTGTGTTTGTGCAGAAACAAGGAGGTAATCCCTCTGGTTCTGTTAATACCATCGTTGATAACACTTTGATTTTGTTTATCCTACTTGCGTACGGGTGGCAAATGATGTGTCCAGATGTCATGCGATCTTTTGAAGCGTTTGAGGATAATCTCGCGCTTGCCCTTTGTGGCGATGACAATACATGGACCGTGTCTGACGAAGCATGTCAATTCTACAATGCACGATCTCTCATTGCAGAATGGCTCAAGATTGGTATTATCACTACTACTGATTCTTTAGAGCCACGTCCCGTGGAGGAACTTGATTTTCTTTCCGCACATACAGTTTTTGTGGATGGTGTAGCCGTCCCACTGTATGATCGCGAGAAGTTGTTAACTAGTTTACTCTATTCTCGCTCTCCAGGTGACCCTGTGATGACGTTGATCCGGTCTGCTGCACTTCTTAGAGTGGGCTGGGTTGATATTCAGTTGCGTGGTTATCTGCGTGAGCTCATATCTTGGCTAATTGAAACCTTTGGTGATGTTTTGAGAGACAACAAAGAGTGGAAACTTGCTCTAGGGCAAGTGGTTAGCGAGAATGAGCTCCGAACTTTCTTTATCGGATCGGAGGGTGTCGAATTCCCTATGATCTCACAAGGCAAGGCCCGTATAACTCCTGAAAAGGCGGCGGCAATACCTGACCGGAATAACGTTCCCGGGATAAAAATCTGTGAGACAGTAAGCATGAATGGCTTACCACAACGATCGAGAGGAAAGAGGCAGCGCAAAGTGCGCGGTGCTGCCGGCCGTAATGGCAAGAAAGCGCGTGTCCCACGACTACGTGGTGCTGGACCTTTGTTACAAGGACAACAGCGACGTACTCGTAGGAGACAAAGGAGAGGTGGTGTCCCCATTACAATGGGGGCTCCATTTCCCAGCATGGGGGGTTCGCAAAATGCTCGTGGGATGCCTGATGGCATTCGCCGGCAGCGACGAACACCTTTTGCGGAGGATGAGTTCATAGCGGATTTCATTGGGTCAACAACCTTTGGGTCTGCAGCTGTAACGACAGCTACGCAGTACGCTGTGAACCCCGGGCAAGCTGTCACATTTCCGTGGTTGGCTCAGCTGGCGGCACGTTTTGAAAAATACGTGTTTACCAAGTTGGACTTTTACTACAAACATGAAGTGACGCAGTTTATTGCAGCCGGGACAATCGGAAAGGCGATTATGTCGTTTGATTACGACGCTGCTGATGCAGCCCCAACAAGCAAGCAGCAGATGATGGATACAGATCCACATGCTGATGGGATGCCTTGTGAGGATATCCTGTTTCGTGTTGATTGCCGAGAAGCATTCAACAATGGGCCAAAGTATGTTCGCCCGGGTAATTTACCTGGAGGCGCAGACATCAAGACCTATGATGCAGGCCTGCTTTCGATAGCAGGTGCTGGGAACAGTGATGGTACCACAAAAATTGGAGAAATCCATGTCCGGTATGCTGGGTGGTTTGAGAAACCCGTGTTGGAATCAACCACCTCAGCTCCCTCCAACAATCAAGTTGCTTGGTTTCAGAGCACAACTACAGAAGCTCTGGCCACTGGCGTCGCTTATCAAGAGTTGATGCCAGTTGCAACTGCTAACGGGCTCAACGCCGTTAACACTGCTGGTTCGATAGTTTTGCCGGCGGGCAACTATCTTGTGGATTACCGTAATGCTTACGGTTTCTCTGTTGATTATCAGAGTTTAAATGTGAGGATGCAAAAGAATGGTACTGACATCTTCACTTCCACAGCAGCAATTGGTACCTCAGGAGCTGGTGACCTGAGTGCCGTTGTCTCGGCTGGGGGTTATGTTTCTTTGAATGGAACAGATACCCTCACCTTGTCAACAACCGCTGTTTTTGCAGCGGGAACTGGAGTCGTGGGAGGCTCCTTGCGCATCGTTCCTGTATAAGCCGATGCTTTAGTTTGTTATTTCTATCAAAAATGACCATCTTTCTAGCTGATGTAAAATGCTAGATAGGTAGCCCCTAGTTTGAGCTGCGGATATATTTGTGAGAGAATAGTGTTCTGTTGCTCCTAGGAGACCTGTTCCACGACAGGCCCCGAGGTTAGTGGTGTTGTTGGCTTGACCAACATGCGTGTTTTTGGGAACATTTACACAAAGAAAAGAAAATGAAGAGTAAACCTCAAAGGGAGGGACTCGGACTTATTGTTTTATTTTGTCGTCAGACTTTAAAATGACATATATTTGGTTCTGCGGACCCTCCCTCTGAAACACATTTGTGCACGTATCCGTGACGCTAAGCTACTTTGGTGATATAGCCGCAGCTACTTTGGTGACATAACCGTGACATGATAATGACTGAATAAGTCGCATGTATCCGTGATGAAGACCCTAGTCTGCGTGATAAAGACCCTAGTCTAAGCGTATCCGTGACGCCGACCGTTTGTGTGAGGAGAGG